AGCTGCAGCACCTTTCTTTAATTTCTTACCACCTTCACTTAATTTTTCAAAAGCAGGCTGAAGCATAGCAAGAGTAACAGTTAAAAGCTTTGCCCCAACCATGCCTATTGGTAATAGAACTGTAGACAGAGCTAATGCTTTTGCAAAGGTTCCAATAGAATTTGATATTATTTGGAAAGATTTAGCAGCTTGTTTTAAATCCTTACCACTTTCACTTAATTTTTCAAAAGCAGGTGTAATTATACCAAGAGCAACGTTTAAAAGCTTTGCACCAACAATTCCTATTGGTAATAGAAATGCAGCTACTACTAATCCTTTTGCAAATTTACTAATAGAATTTGATATTATTTCAAAAGATTGAGCACCATCCTTTAAATCTTTAGATTTAAATTCAGATATTCTTTTAAAAGTTCCTGTTATTAAATCATTAAATTTTGTAATTGCTTTCTTAGGTACTTTTTTAAATAAAGCTAAACCCATTGCTAAATCTTTTGTACCAGCACCTAATAATTGTAATGCTTCACCACCTTCTTTAAATGAATCTGAAACTTTACCTTCACCTTTTTTTACCTTAACTGCTTTTCCTTTAGGTGAACCACCTTTTCCGGCTGCTATTTGTTGTAAGAGCTTTGTTTGTATTTTCTGCTCTCTCATTGCTAGCAATTCACCACCACTCAAACCAGTTTCATCAGACTCAGTAACGGCTTCAATTAAAAGACCTAGCATATTAGACAATTCAGCACCTAAGCTATCGCTAGACGAACGTGTTGCCCCAACAAGAGTACTTAACTTATTAGAAAGAGATACTTGTATTTTTCTGAGTATGTCAGTTTGAACGTTACGCTGCCCCTTTCCTGTGGCAACTGCTACTGTTAATGCATCAAGAGATTCTGCTGATGATTCAGTTGCAGCTTGAATCTTAGTTAAAGGATTCATTAAGTCTTGTAGAGTTACAGCAGCCATTTAAATTTTATTTTTACAATTTCGGCATGGACATTTTAGGGAGTGAAGGTGTTTTATAAGAACTCATATTTCTTTGAGCCTGCGATTTCATCCCATCCATATTGTATTTATCCTGTGTGTCTTTAGTATTTTGTTGCTCTTGCTTATTACGCTCCTTTAACAAATCATTATAGATTTCCAGGGTATACTCATATTCATAGAAAGGAAGCAAATCCAACTCTGATGGTTGGAGATGCAACTTTTCTAATAATAATACTCTAATCTTAAAGAAGTTCAGCAGAGATATCTGAAACAATGAACAGAGCCTTGATACCGCCGGGAAACGTGAGCGGTACACTGACCTCCTCACCGCAGCTTTTACATGGGAATACCATCTCCGGCTTAACGCCGACTTTCATGTCTTCAGCTAATCTGTAGACGATTGTATATTTTGTAGAATCCCAACCTTGAAAGGATGTTATCTTTGCAAATATATCTTTTTCACTCCAGCCCCTCCATTCTCTCTGTAGATAAGGTAGTATAGCCAGTGTAGATTTATCCCACCCTAAGTTTTTCTCTTCTCTATCTCTGATATAATCAGTTATCGCCCTCATAACACCTATTGTAGGAGGTGCCATTTGTATAACTCCATAACTTTTAGTTGCTACAGAATAACATCTATCACTGTTATCATAGTATTTTTCAAATTTTTCTACAACAGAATTAAATTGTAAATTAGAAGTTCTTAACTCCATAGAATCTTGAGATTTACAATCTTGAGATTTACATGATTTTTTACCAACTGGCATCATTAGTGTTTGTTCACCAGTTTTAAATGTTAATTCTCTAATTGAAAGTATTAAGTAAATTCTATCTTCCTCAAGAATATCCTTATAAGAACCTCTAGTAGATCCATACATTACTTTACTACATGATACTACTATATTATTTAAACCTTCATCAACTTCTCTTAAGTTATTTTCATCGATAGTTGAAAATGTTCTAACTTCTGCAACTTTTGCAGGTCTGATATGAATTTCAAAATCATCTCTATAAAATTTACCTTTAGAAGGAAACTCACTAAGGTCTAATGCAGTATACCCAACCATTGCATTTATTCTTTTAATCTCAGGATCATCAGAAGTTATGGTATTTTTTTGTTGTTGTGTAACTACTTTACCTAAATCTTGTATTACTTTGTTAGGGGTTTCTGTAGCTTCTACTGAAATACCTTCAGCAGCTGCAAACTCCTTTTTAATGTTATCTTCGTGCTCTGACATTTTTTAATTATTTTTTATTAATTGTTTTTCTATTTTGTTTTCATCAACAATATGTTCTACTATTAACTGTCTAACATATCTTGAAATGGCAACAGGCTTAACCCTGTTTTCCATTGACTTTTGTATAATAATTGCATTAAGACTATCCTCATCCTCAGGCGTTAATAATACTTGTAATTTTTTAGTAAGTTTTTTCTTTTGTGGAATAAGCTCCTGTACAGTTTCATTAAAACCATATTTAGGATTATCAGATTTAAATTTATTAATCCAATATTCTACTCTTTTTAAAATATCACTTAATGAATCGTCTTCTTTAAAAACTTCTAAGACTTCTCTGTTAAATGAAGTAGTTCCAAAATCTTTTACGGCTCTCTTAATGTATTTACCTGATCCAAAGTTATTAGGATTATCATTTACTGAATACCCTACATAAACTTTGTTCGTTTTTTGTTGTTGTAATTTATAGATTATCATTTTTCTATATTATATATTTTATATTATATATTAGAGTGAAGGCAAAAAAACTGGGAATACATTAATATTCCCAGTTTTAATTTTAATTAATTAGTATTAAGCTCCTACATTCTCCTCAACCCAGTGATCACAACGATAAGTTATTGTTAATTCTACTGCATCTTGGTTTTCATAGGCTAGTTCATCAACAAAATCCATTTGCTGTATTGGGAATACATCTTTAAATGTAATCTTTCTAAAAATATCACCTGCTCGGTTATACTGAACTAAAATCATACTACCTACATAATCCTTCTTTAATCCCATTTCACCAGTTAATGGATCATAGATTAAATTAGTCCAGTTACGGAATGTATTATATATGTAATTTTCATTTGCATCATTTAAGTTAAGTGTAAAGTTAACTGGTAAATCAACAAACGTTTGTGCTGGCATACCTGCAAAAGATCTATCGGCAAATTTATATTTTTGCGCGATTGGATCAATCGATGGATTTAATGCATTTAATCCTCCAATGGATTTTACTTGCTCTAAGATTAATCCTGTGTCATCCCCTAATGGCGAAAATACAGTCAGCTCAAAGAGGTTAGGTTGGATTGGCTCGAACCTTTGGCTACTGGCCCTTGATTGGGTATAATGTGGTAACGGCATAGTTTATTTTTGTTTTTTTATATATTCATCTTTAGTTACTCCCTATTGAAAGTTTCCTGTACTAATTGCACCAGTTCTTAAAATAGTTGTTCTTTGTACAAGAATTTCCATACCTCTAGTTGGTTCAATATAGGTATCTAGGATACCAACATTCTGATCAATGACTTCTGGTGTGTTATTTGTTTCATCCATTATATTTCTATAATCATAAACACCATCATCATTTTGAATGGTAGATAAGAAGTTATCAGCTAATGTTTTAATTTCTAATCTTGTTTGTGCTGTATTAAATTCGAATAAGTAGTTTTTAAGAATTGCATCAATACCATCTTGGATATAAATTACAACCTCTCTAACGTTAATTGAACTTAAAGCAGATTTTGGAACCTGTTGTGCAGTTTTATTTGCAAATATAGTTGGTCCTGTTCCACTTTGGAATACAATCGGATTAATTCCGAATGGCTCTAAGTAATAACGGTCTTCTTGATCTAAATTTAATTCTAAACCTACAACCCCATTACCACCTATAACTCCACGTCTTACTCCAGCCACGATTGACCACGGTAATGCGTTTTCATATTTAAGTATGAAATTATTGGATACGTATGCAGCAGGTGGAACACTTATGTTCTTACCTAAATCTCTAACAGTCATAAATGGATAATAATAACCACCCCATGAACCTCCACTTGTAGATGAAGGTAACGAGAATCTAATTGTTGGATTCAATGCAAGATTTCCACCTTCAGATATAAACTTGGAAGATAAACCACCAATTGCATCTGTAAAGCTTGGATCAGTATTTTTCTTAAAGTCTTTAGCCGATGGAGCATTAACTATTGCAAAAGCATTTTTTCTACCTGCACATAAGTTAGTATAGATAGCTTTACAATTTGCTTCGATTCCATTTCCATAAGTATCTACTACATAACGGAAGTTAATCGTTTCTTTATCGGTTAGCGCTTTATATAAATTAGTACCACCTAAAATTGGAGATAAACATTTATTTTGTTGAGCATTTGTTCCAGTAGGTACATGTTTAGAAGCATCTAATGAAAATCCTGGTAAAAGGAATACATTAAGATAATCAATCCATGAATCAATTGGGTAATATAATTCTACTTTTCTTTGTGCTGGGTTTGTTAATATTTCAACATCAATTTCAGATTGGCAAGTAACCAATACTGCAGATTGACCTGCAGGTATAATTGGATATTCTGTAGAAGTTAAATCACCTACAACAGAATTAATTCTTGTTAACCTTGATGGTGCGCCTGCGACAGTACCATTTAAATGCACGAAATAATTTCCTACTATTACATCAGCTATTTCTGGTGTTACAGCTATATCAGAATTTATTAAAATTTGATTAGGTTTTAATGTTGGCTCATTTAATGAATCACCTATAATATCAATTCCTAAGTTAAGAGCGCCTTTTAAAGTTTGTACACCTAAAATACCTGCAGCATACGGAGCAGGATTTAAAGCAGTACTAGTAGATTTCATAAAAACTCCAGCTGGATCATCTATAGTAAATTGATTATGTGGTGTTATATTTGTATAACTATCTTCAGTATAAGGAGTAATTCTAACAGCTGGCATAAAATAATCAGGATCTGATATTGCAATTTTATTTATTGCTGCAGTTGGTGCTCCAGTATGAATAAATCCATAACTAATAGCATTCATTACTAAGTATGATTGATATTGTTGGCCACCTTTTTCAAAAACTGCTTCATCACCATCAGTTAATACACCGCTTGCAAATTGAGCTTGAACCGTTGATCCATAAGAACCTATGATTCCTGCAGGAGTACCATTTATTGGTCCGAATTCATCAACTACAAAATTAAAGTCTGCTTCATTAATATAAGTATAACTCGCAGCAGCACCTGTTGCAAAGTTTGCTGGTATAATACCACCTACATCAGATAATAATAAAGTTACAGTGTTACCTGATACTTGTACTGATATTACTGGTACATATTTTCCGGCAGCCAATATAAATGAACCTACTACACTTGTTGTATTAGCAGTCATTGTACTGAATGCAGTCCATATAGCATCTTTAACAGCATTTGTGTTTGTTACTTGTATTTGTATATCATCTCCACTACTTGGAACTTCTACTGTAATTGTACTTGTACTATTTACAACAGTTGTTCCAGGTTCAAAGACTCCTGGGAAAGATAAGTCAGAAACTATCGATCCACTATATGATAAAAAGTTAACATCATCCTGGCTACCAAACGCAGTAGCTGCTTCAAGATTATGTCCTACCATATCAATTCCACCAGGAACTCCATCTATTAACGTATCACCATCAAATAAATTTTCATTAACGGTAACAAATAATCCAGTAGATGCAGTATCAGCATTTACAAGTTTTTCAACAAAAAGGTTGTTACCTAATAGATCTACAAAATCAGGAAGTAAACAAGCAGTATATGTAGCTCTTAAGTTAACTTCTGTTTCATTAAAGAATTCAGCTAATTGTGTATCAGTATTATCGGTTGAAAATTTCTTTCTTAATAATCCTTGTGTTGGGTCAAAGTATTGTTGGAATGTTGGATCTGCTGCAAACCTTTCATAAGGAGTAACAGAATTAAAATCTCCACCAAAGTTTCCTTCAATTACATAAACATCTACAAAGAAGTCAGATATTAAACTATCTTTATCTAAATAACCTGGTACATTAGCAGCACCATACCATTCTTCTACTGTTACAGCATATTGTAAAACATTTGTTGGTGCAGATTTTTTAACTATAACTGAAATAGGATTCTGTCCTAAATTAGTAACATCTAATAAATCGTTAACTGTTGTTGAACTTAATGCATCTTCATCAGCTCCAACGTTAAGTAAAAAATCGTCTGTTGATGGGAACCAAAATTTATCTCTGTTATAAAATCTTTGGTATTCGTATAAAGCTCCTTCATTTTTTTGTGCTTCTGGTGTTGCTGATGTTGAAAACCTAACAGCGCTAACTTTATCAGCTGCATCTAAGTTAAGTAAATTTAAAGCAAGAATAGGTCCTCTTTCCAATGCTGCTAAACAGCTTCTGTGGAAAAAAGAATCTTTT